CAGTCTGGTTGATATACCCTTGGGGTATGCCCGTCTTGGAGTTTTCTTCTGCCTTACTAGGTCCACAGTCTAGGTCTAACCAAAAGGCTTTTAGTGAGCGTACGTTATCCTGCTTACGGCTTTCATCGGTATCAAACTTAGCAACAGCAAAGAATGTATTTAACCCTTTTGAAACGTAATGTTCTGCTAGCTCATCTAACTCTTCTCTTGTAGCTACTAACCTTTGTGTGATTTTATTATCTGGTGATATACCTAGTACGCAATAGAACCCGGCCTCGGGTTGTACGTAAGATAATAAGTCAAAATCATTCATCTTTTTTCAGGGGGAACTATATCCCCAAGTATCCTCGGTAGCATCTAATTGTTTTAGTTATTATGTGAAATCCAGTAACAGCTCTTCGATAGCCGTAGACTGTTTAGTGCTCGGTTTATGGGTAGCACAGAACCAGTTGTATATAGTCTGCCTAGTCACACCCAACTTCTCAGCGATGGTAGTAACAGGAACATCATACTCGATGCACATGCGTCCTAACTTCACGCCAATGGATGTGACGTCGGCAGCTTGGTTCAGCTTTATAACCCTTGAGCTATAACCGTGTTTCATCAGTCGTCTTCACTCGCCCAATCAGATACTACAGATGACAGGTCATCAACTAGGTCACTGACAGGTTCCTCTTTCTTCTTAGTACGTGTAGTTGGTTCGGCAATAGGGTCTTCAGCGGGCGCCTCTGCTTTCTTCTCTGCCCCATGCTGGTTACTTTTACCTTTACTCTGTGAGTACTCGTACAATGAGTCAGATACATTATCTTCTTCGTCGTCCTCAGTAGGCTCATCAGAGCGTTTGATAGCTGGGGCACTAGGGAGCTTTGTTACACCGTCAGCCTGTGCCACAGTAATCTTAGTGTACATCTGTGTTTCTGGCCTACTTTGTACAGACCCAACGACTTCAAGCTCTTCGTCGCTTAACTGGCGAACTGGGGTAAATACCAGCTCCATAGAAGCTGCATTTTCATCGTAACGTACATTGGTTACTACAGTATCTGGAGACTCACCGTTAGATACCAAGAAACGTACGTAGCTTTCAAAGGGGTGCGTATTGCCCACGCCCTTACCAAACAGTGACTTAGCAGGTACGTTAAACTGGTACACGTTACCCTGCTTGTCGTTCTCTAGCATTACGGATATACGACGTTGGAATCTGCATGCACGAGCACCGTTGTCTCCAGACCCTGCAACGTTCATAGGGCACTCTTTACAGTTAGCGTGCTGCTTATCAGAAGCCTGTGCTTCTGGCTTGTCTCCTAGGTTGGACCAGCAGTTTGGCAAAGTAGCGTCTTTGTTAGGGTCGTACTTTTCTTTATAGTAAATACGAGACACAGAAGGCAGCATACCCACAATAATGCAGTTAAACTCTCCTCGTATGGAGTCGCCTATCTGTTCCCCGTTTACAATCTTTTTAAACGTACCGTTGGTGTTAGTCTGTATCCTACGGTTTGTTACTGTAGAACTGCTAGCAATAGACTTACCTAATGCAGTTATCCGGTCAGACCTCGCAACTACTGGGCTTGACTGGTTTTCAAATATTGACATCTCGTTGCTCATAGTGGCTCCTATTTTTTAGTTGTCGGTTTACGTACAGATATTATGTACTTTTTATTTGCTTGTAGACCAATAGGAATATCCTCTTGGTTTTCTTCTAAAAACTGCTTCATGTTGCCGTTGTGTATGCGTTTTTCCAACAAGAAGTAGGCGTCATGTTTTTTGACGTACTCATAGAACTCATCCCAGTCGCTAGTCCAGTAGCTAGAATGCACACGTCTGGTAACTGTTCCTTCTGGGGTCCTAAGACTATCTAGGTTCTCGGCGTTACAAAGGTCAAGTAGTTTTTCGGATACTAACTCCTGCTGCTTTTTAATCTTTGCTATCTCATCCTCGTGTTCCTTGATAGCACTCCTCATTTTTATGTATATACTAGCTAACTTGTCAGCAGTATATTCCTCGTTTTGCATAGACAGTCCTCCTCGTTAAGACAGTCAATTCTACTATTAAACTATACATTGTCAAGTACTTCTCTGTACAAATCAATAATTTTATTATGGTGGTCGATGTTACTCTGCAACATGGTATACAGTTTGTTTTCTACTTCGCTCCCTTTTATATGTATAACAGTCATGTTGTTTTTCTGACCGGGCCTATCAATACGGGCGTTAGCCTGTAAATACGTTTCCACGCTGGTTACTGGGGCATACCATATAATTGTGTCTGCTGCTGTAAGGGTTAACCCGTGCGATGCAGCTTGTGGCTGAATGATTAGCACCCTTGGGTTAGTCTCTTTTTGAAACGCTGTTATTATGTCACTGCGCTTATTGACTGATACCTTCCCAGATATGATTGCTGAGGGTATTTTCTTCTTAGTAAGAAACTCATATAGCAATTCTATGGTATGTGTAAATGGCACAAACACTAGTACTTTGTTAGTTGTTTCCTCGATAGCCTCTAGTACTACTTGTAGGCGGTTCTTAACATCAAACTCTACGACCCCTTTATTGTCTGAATACACCGCACCCCCTGATATTTGCAGTAGTTTGTTCAGGTTAGTAGCTGCATTTACAGAAGTTACGCTTTCTCCAGCCGCCATCATAGACATTTCTTTTTTGAGTAGGTTGTAATACTTCATCTGCTGGGGAGTTAATGGGGCTTCCCTATCCACATACGTTAGTGGTGGTAAGTCTAAACATTGTTCCTTTTCAAAGCGAATTGCTGGCTGAAGAAGTTTGTGTACCTCCTTGTCTGCGTTGTACTTGGGGCGCCATATATACTGAGTAATCTTGTACATAACTTTATCCCTGAATTGCCCGAAATATTTGGGCGTGCCCTCTGGGTTAATTAACTTCGCTAGACCGTACGCATCAAGGGGAGACTGTGCTGCTGGCGTACCTGTAAGCATCCATAACCATTCTACATTTGCGGATATGTCACGTAATGTTTTCCAGCGGGTAGTCTGTACATTTTTGTAGGCGTTCGCTTCGTCCACCACAATCATGTCAAACCCACCGTTAATTATCTCGTCCTTCACGACGTTCACCCCATCAAAGTTAATGATGACGAACTCGCAACCAGCATTAAGCACTTTGCGCCTAGCTTCTGACGTGCCGTGTGCTACAGACACGCTTCTGTGCATAGCAAATGTAAAGAAGTCTTGCTGCCAAGCAGACTTCATAATTGATAGCGGGCATATAACAAGGACTCTCTTGATTAAACCGAGCTTCATAAGGTAGTCAGTAGCCCAGATAACTGATGCGGTCTTGCCTGTGCCTTGCTGGTTAAAACAAAAGGCTTTCTTGCGTAGCGTTAGGAATGCGGCTGTCTTCTTTTGGTGGTCAAAAGGTGTGTGCTTGCCAGTCCACTTGTAATCACGCTCGATTGTCGATGGTATGTTTTTGACACGTAGGTCTGCGAGTGCTTGCGCCTCTGTAAGCCCCCAGTGGATAGCTACGTCAAACATGCCATCAGTTTCTTTGAGTACCTTACTTTTCTGAATACGCTCTGTAATTAAATGTGGGCGCCTCGTACGTAGCACTATTGCTTTGTTGTCTACTATTTGCATTATATTTTTCGGCCTTTGGTCATGTCTTTACGCCAGCTACGTTTAAAAAATCCGTAACTGCTTTATTTACCTTTAAGTTATGGGGGGCAATATGATACTCGTAACCATTGTGCGTTGCATACAAAGACGTGATTCCTAAGTTACCAACATCTATGGGTTCGGAAGCATCTGTATTATGCTCTGCCACAAACACCAGAGCACTTTTTTTGGCGGCATGTAGAGCCTCACCCATGCGTTGTAAGAGAAGCGCCTGTCCTCTAGGTACCCCAACCCCAGCGAGTTTTAGCTCCCCGAATATAAACACACGCCCGCCTATCTCATAGGCTACGTCTATATCGCTGGGTGTATAGCCATTTATTTTAAGGTTTTTAAAGTCCTTATTTTGTGCCATACGCTGTGGGAATTTTATTGTTGTCACTTGCGTTTTTTACTTTCACGCTTGCTAGTTTCAGAAACTAGGTTGCCTTTGGAATCACGTCTGAATGAACGGTTACGTGAAGCAGACTCCACCCTAGTACCATGAGAGTTTTTACCACCTTTATCCATAGCTTTTTTATGGGCTACATCTTTGCCATCACCCTTGGTTACGCGTCCGTCGCGCATAGCCTTACGGCGTGCAGCGTTGCGTTGAGCACGCTTTTTCTTCTGCTCTTCGGTGCCTTGGTAATTGGCATACTCTTTACGGTAGTTACGTTTTTTACTTGGCATGTTCGCTCCTACTAATGGATGTTTTTTGGCACACCCGGAAATGGGTTTTTCTTTTTTTCACACTGCATTTCTACCACACCTTTGCTTGTGCCCAAGGCTATGACTAGTTCTTCTAGGGTATACCCTAAAGAGTCTCCTAAATAGGCGAACACGTAGGCAAGGGCAGCAACCGCTCTTTTGTCCTCTAGTTTATTTTTTCCCAGTACTTCTAGTATTTCATCTTTAAAGTTGTTCATTGTTTTATTAGTCATCAGTTTATTTCCTCCTCCTGCAACTCCTTTAACCTATCCTCTATTTCCCTACCTATACGTATGTAGTGGCTCTCGTATATGTAGGACGGGTTTTCCATTACATAATCAAGAAGCTCCAGTGCGCTCATATGTTTAATCTTTAACTCACTCATTTTAGTGCCGCCGCTATTTATCACTTCTTCACTCATCTTCGCTCCTACTTGTTAATGTTTAACTTACCTAAATCATCAGCTTTTTGTTGTAAGTCTAATTTTAGCCTAGCTACTTTAACCTCCGCGTAGAAGGATTCATTAACCTGTCCCGCCAGCTTAGTTACTTCTCTAGCCTTTGGTATGTCCATAGTCCCATTTGCCACAGAATTTATAGACGAGCACAGAAATTCTCTTAGTTCACCTGTTGTAGTAATTTTTGCCATTTTTCATTTTCCTCAGTTATGTTGTTTAGTTTTGATATCTGTCTAAGTATTGACTTCATTACAGCTAAGGTATCAGATGATACCCAGTGGTCTTTCCCTAGTATCCATACGTGGTTTATTCCTTCAAACCTGCCTGATTTAAAAAACCACTCCGCCCGACAACCACAGTCCTCATGCCGAGCCCTATAATAAACCCAGCGTTTGTGTGATTTTGTTTTCATTAGCCCCTTTATCTCTTTCTCCCACTTCCTAGCCTGCTCTATAGACAATATGGTTGCTTTCTTAGTAGCTAAGTACCTCTCAGAAACTTCTTGGTTAAACGCCCTATAGGTACCCCACTTGTTACTAAGGTTCAGCCATGAGCCTTTCATGCCTTGCAGCTCCATGGAACAAGCATCACAGTACCCTAGGTCATAGGAAAACTCCCCCCCACACCCACATATTAGGCACTGGCTCATCTTCGCTCCTTCCAATGTGGGCATGTTTTGACTGGGCAGTACGCACATAGTGGACCAGACACTGCGTTCCATACCCCTGTTTCCTCTGCCACCTCAATGCGCTCTAGGTCTGGGTCAAACTGAGCTAAGTACGATTTAAGTAGCGGAGCTTCGTGTTTTTTCTTTACAAATTCGTTACTTACAACAAACGCCAACGCAGATTTAACTACTTCGACCTCTGGGAAATGCAGGAATGTAGCTGCTGCTAGCAAGTCTAACTGTTTAGTGTCCGCGTATCTCGCATTTTTGCTGGATTTATAATCAATCAAATAGGCTTTCTCACCATTAACTATTATTAGGTCAGCTATGCCCCGCCACCAAGTATCATCAGCAAAAAACTTAGTCGCCCCATATTGGGTACCAGCTTTAGATTTAGATATACCCAATCGCAACTCACAATGCTTTGTTCCATCTATGTTTTTTATAGATTCTAGCGTAGGTTTAAGGAATTCGAATCCTTTTTCTAACGGAGTATCTGATTTAATGTATAGCTCTGCTGCCTTATGCAGTTTATTTCCATACCTAGTGGCTTCGTTACCATAGTCCTTAACATCTTTGGCTATTTTTAAGTGGTAGTATTTCTTTGGGCACTGTTTGAAAGTGCTTAAACTGCTATAAGACCATGCGTCCATTAGTGTAAGTTCCTGTCGCGTTCTTCTTTGGCTAGGTCCATAGGGTCTGGGCTGCCCAATTCTCCCCAGTAGGACCAACAATGAGATTCGTAGTCGGCTACTATTTTTTCGGCATAGTCACAAAGGGCATCTGACAGGCGTAATTTACCCACGTCGCCCGGATTAGTGAATTTAATAAAATTTAGCACGTCACTAGCCAGCGATTCGTTACCGTCTATAGCATCAGCTAGTAGCTCCCAAGCTCCCCACTTATGCTCCAGAATCTGCCATGCCATAGTTAGCACTCGCTTGGTAGGTTGGAAATACCCATTACGGATTACTTCACGTATCTCAGATTCCAACATTCGTTCCATTTCAGGTATCGGTTTCAAAATCATAATGCTTCTCCTCGTTTAAGTTTCATATTGGCTAGGTTGTCTAGCATAACTTGTCTGCGTCTTGCGGTTAATGATTCGTCGTTATACTTACGGGTTCTGTAGTATACGTAGTCCCTTATAGTATTCACAGGTAACTGGTATCTGTCAGCCAGTATTTTTATCTTACTACTTTTACCCTGACCTTTCATTTCCTCGTATTCCGCACGTATCTGCTGCACGGTTTCATATGGTACTGCTACTTTCATCTTACCCCCCTGTAAAAAATATGACTGTCAATGGTTGTAGTTATCAGTTCTCTCTCTGCCCAGAATGGCGTATCAATGGTATCAGCATGGTAGTGCGTAGCTCCACCTACGTAGTCTGGGTACAAACCAAACTCATTCGCTAGTGTGACAATCCAAGCCTGACCCCATGCGGTAGTATCCGTAACATCTTCAGGCTTACCATCGCACCAGAAACTAAACTGACACTCATATCTCAGTGGATACTCCAGCCAGCTCACATACTTGCCCTGCTTTACGACAGCACAGGCATCATCTGGATAGCGGTCACTGACAATACGGTTCTCGATGACTTGAGCTACAGCAGCCTGCCCCTGTAGCGGCTCTCCTCTCGCCTCAAAGTAAACCGCCATTGCTATGCACAGCAGGGTATTCATTGTAATGCTGTGTTTATAGCTGCGTACAAAAGCATAGCAATAAAAATCGCCAGCATGACCTTGCCAATGATTAGTTCTTGCCTACGTTCCTTTGGTGTCTTTTCTCTTTTCATTATCATCACCACTTAGTTTACGTTCACGCCCTATGGCTCTAGTAAACTCCCCACACTTCGGGCAATACCAGCCTACGCGTGCTCTTGTTTCATAGTTAAGTATTTCTTCTTGCTTACTACCGCACCTACACGGTATATGGGTCATAGTGTCAACCAATTTTACGTTTCCTTCTAGTCTTTACTTTTGTTGCTTCACGTCTGTTAATACGCTCGACAGCCTCGACAGCGCGTTCCATGCGCTCCAGCAAATCCGTTATGCCTTCGATAGCATCAAGTACCTCTTGTGCGTGTTCTTCTGTAACACGTATGGTTATCTCACGCATTTCTTTCCTCATTTAGTTAATTTAAAAGTGCGTGCCCATGCGGGGGCACGACTAACCTTATCGTGGCTTACTCGGTACAGTCTTGGTGCTGGAGAACGATGCTATGCAGAACGTTACTACACCTTCTGTACTGCGGGTGTTAATTGTCATCCACCTCCCGCTGGGATTAGATAGGGAAAACCATGAAAATAAACCCTATCTTGAAATATCAACCGTTTCGACTTTCCCATATGCAGGTCCATACCCACCCTCACAGTCTAACGGCAAAGTCATTGCCCACTCAGGGCGCTCCCTCATACACTCATCTATATAGCGGAATGCCTCATCTTTTTCTTCTACTGGGGCAATACAGCCAATGGCATCATGTACGGTCATAACAACCTTATATCGTTTGGATACCTTTAGAAGGTGCTGCCCAATAACAATCCTAGCAAGGGCTTGGCATACATTTTCGATAACCTTACCACCGTATATCCTAGTCTGCATGACAGCCCTACCTTTACGGGTATCATATACTGTCTCCTCCCTACCATCTTCGTTCATTTCTCTGCGTAGGTTAGGGTAGCGTAGCCTCAAGCCGTTTGGCAGTAAGACGCCATCCCTGCCTAAGACCTGTATTTTATTGCTGTCATCTAAAAAAGTGGACTGATTCCCTTGTATAGCTTCTAACGCGTCCCCTGCGCTGTACCATAATCTTGGTATCATTTCGTAGGTACTACGGTACACATTAATAATCCTCTGACACTCCTCTTGCTCCAGTGAAACACCGAAAGTTTCTAGCTGGGTTTGGAACTTTGCAGCCCCCATACCATACCCGCACCCTAGTATCGTTGTCTTACCTACAAACCTCTCGCTGCTGTCTATCTCATCAACTGGCTTACCATATATTGCAGAAGCCATAATCTTATACACGTCCTGCCCCTGTTCAAACGCACTAAGTAAATCTTCTTGTCCCGCTAACCACGCTAACATACGTGCTTCAATCTGGGACAAGTCACAGTCAATAAATATATACCCCTCGGGAGCACATATAGCTTTCTTCAAAGCAGACTTGCGGGGTAGGTTCTGCATGTTTACCTTATCGTCACCACCCCATCTACCTGTATGTGCAGCGTAGTATCTCAGTGGTATAGGTAACGTCCCTCGACTAGCTATATCCAAAAACCTCTCCGTCCTTGTCTCTTCTAACGTACTCTTAGTCCCTAATCTAGCTTCCGCTAGTATCTGCACAACTGGGTTCTCATGCTCCAATAAAGCCTTAAACCCCTCATCAGTCTTAGCAAAGGCGTAAGTCTCTTTGTTTGTTGTTGGGCTTATCTTCTTAGGTGGTGTAACGTTACATTGCATAAGTAACTCCGCAAACTTGTTGTTGCTCATCAGGTTTTTGCGGTCAACCATTGCCTTGCTCAATAGCTTTTCTTTAGTATCCCTAACGCGTTGCAAGTGCCCTTCCAGTAGGGGTACGTCTAGCACCAAGACAGGCTCTGAGAACATGCGTATCGTCAGGTCTATTAAGTTAAGCTCAAATATAGGAAAGCCCTTCGCTAGTACCCCGAACAACTTGTAAGTTAGCTCTACGTCATTTACACAGTACCCTGCGTAGCTTTCCAAATCTTCGGGGCTAAAGTCCAGCCGTTTTTTACCGAGTGCATTTAGTACTTCTTTTCCCTTCTCACCTAGCTCGTAGTATTCAACCAAGGCAGCCAAGCTACCTCCCACCTCTATAGTATGCACAGCTCTAGCCATAGACAGGGTATCCGCTATCTTCTTAGGGCGTATATCAAATAGCCAGCTAAGGATAGCCATATCAAACATAGCGTTGTGTGCTACGGCAACAGAGTTATCCCAGTCAAACCCGTCTAGCCACTTCTTAATCTGCTTGTGCGTGCCACTGAACCACTCGGTTGGCTCGTCGTTCTTCTTAACTGCTACGCCAATCACCTCAAACTGCGGGTCACGTATGTACTCCTCAGTAGTCAGTTTGGACAGCGAGAACTGCTTGTCGTAGTAAGTCTCAAAATCTATCGTCAAGATGTGCATGCTTATCCCTTAATAATAACTTTTTAATAACGCGTTGGTTGAACGCAGCTTCCTGTAGCTTCCCAAGCTCCTTCATAAAGTGTTGTTTTTCCTCGTCATTTATAAAATCAGCCTTGGATAAAGCCTTTATCTCATCGAACCAAACGCAGTTATTTTCAGCAATGAACTCCTCTGGGTGGCTCTTCATGCGTTTAAGCAGTAGCGAATACCCACTCGTTTCGTCTTGCATATCAGCTTCCTTTTATCTTTACTATAGTATTTTCAAGGTCAGCCAAGTTATCCTCGTTGATGACTAGGGCTTCTCCTCCACTCTCCCGTATGGCGCTTAACTCACGTAGCTGTAGCGTCGTTGGCTTGTTACTGCCAGCCTTGCACTCTACTGCTAGAAACCTCCCATTGAAGCAGCAAACAATATCAGGGACTCCACTTCTCCCCATACCGTAGGTAGCAGGAAAGAAATAATAGATACCGTTATCCTTTAGTAGTTTGACTACTTTGTTTTTAACCTTTTTCTCAGGTGTAAGTGCCATGTGGATAATATACTCCTATTTTTGACAAAGTAAAGTTTTAAAATGTTTATATTCTTCTTCAAGTTCCGCGTGGATAGCACGCTTGGCTTCCTTCTTCTCATCGCTAGTACCGTCCAGCACTTGTATCTCCCCCATCTTTATCTTACGGGTAGTCCAATACATAGCATCCTTGGGGTCAGTCTTTAGCTTATAAGCTATCTTTACGCCATCAGCGTTAACGTATGTCATTTTCATTTTTCTTCTCCTCTTCAAGTTTACGGTCTGCGTAGTCCATCAAGACTGTACGCATGGCTTTGGTATAGTTACTATACCCTTGGTAAAACTCTAACACATACGGTGGTAAACGTAAGTTAACGTGTTTCATAGGTGCATCTTTTCTATCTATATTCCTCATGTCACTGCATCTCCGTTATCTATATAAGCAATAATAAAAAATAAATCCTTGCTCAAACGGTAGCCCACATCGGCTAGCGCTGTATCGGGGTCCAATACCTTAAGCAAAGCAAACTTAGTATTAACTGCGTCGCTTTTTATCCTATCTCGTACAAATACTCCTGAATCGCCACTAAGCTGTATAAGTAGCTGTGTGCCACGTGTTCGTACCAGTATGTAGTTACCAGCGTTATAGGCAGTGATTAAGGAATGAGAGAGCGCATAAGTATCCTTGGCTTTTTCTATTACCTTGTTTGCTACAGTGCCCACTAACAAACGTTCTAGTACCTCTAGCGTATCTACAACTGTTTTATCGTCAGGGTCACGGGCATAAAGAGACTCTGTAATCTTTTCACCAAAGACCCTCTGCATTTCATCTTTGAATGCCCTAAGCTCACTTTGTAATGTAGTAGCTGCGCCCACCATTAATTGTTCTGGTGTTTTAGGTAACATGGTGCGCCTAAACATAGTTAGGTACTTGTTGAAGTCACTTGTTTCATAGTAACCCTTTTGCCAGTTAAGCTGTTTAACGCGTGGGTTCGTAAGGCTGTATGAGTCCCCGAAGCGAGGAAGCCAACCAATTTCTACCTGACCAAGACGCTCACCAAGATGTATTACCTCGGCTTTTATTTTAGATTTTATATGAAACTCGTACTCTGGGTACGCTGGTACAATTGCGTCCAGCATCTTGCCTAAACATACTGCGTTAGACAGGTCAGGGTACGTAATATCTATGTTATGCGGGTTTATAATCGGCATATGTTCTCCTCCTCAGAAGTCAAATTGGCTCAGTATGCTATCCACCTTGCTTTTCATTACCTCACGGGTAGCAGGTGATTCTTTAATCATCTCAATATCAGCACCTACTAGCGCATCCTCAAGTTGTTTGCGTGCTCGTTCAAGGTCTGGGTCATTGCTTATGTTCAAGTGTGTGAGCAGCTTGCACAGGTCTTTAGCGTTCTCAAGGAAACTGTCGTGAAACCGCTTTTTGGTATCCTCATCAGCTTCGGTCAGCTTGTTGCTCATGTCGCTTAACATCTTGAACAGCTTGTCCCATGCCTGTTTGTTAGCCACAGCGAACCTATCCGCAAACTCGGATTCCATTGATTCTCTCAGCTCATCTAGCTCTTGCTTTGGTATATCCAATGCTAAGTGACCAGACTCAGGTACAGGTGATGGTATGTACTCCATGTCAAACTTATTTAAGATGTCCTCCTGCGATGGAAAGTGCTCGGCAGCGTACTTGTAGTTACTCGCTGCGATGGCTTTCTGCAAGATGCGATGAT